GGAACTTACTCTAGTATTTCAATTGATTTTTAAAGGAGAGAGAATGACTAAAAAATATACGGGAACAATTAAACTTAGTACAGATCATTCAAGTTGGAAAACTTCTAATTGGAAAGGACATTGTATTTGGGGGTACGATGAAGAGTCTCAGAAAGTTTTTGAGACATGGTCTTTGGGTGACTTGGTTACTGTTGAAAAGAGAAGCAAGCGAAGTCAGCGACAGCATAGAATGTATTGGGCTTTGATTGGTTTGGTTCTTGATAATCAAGATTACTTTCAATCAAAGGACCAGCTCTCTCATTACATTAAATTAAAGATTGGTCATGTAGACATTGTTAAATACAAGGATGAGGTTATTGAAATCCCTAAATCAATATCATTTAGTTCAACTAAACAGGAGGAATTTAATTCCTTTATTGATAGGGCAATAGACTTTATAATATCAGACGAGGGTTTGTGGCCAGGTGTAGAGAGGGATACTGTTTTGAATGAAGTATATGATATCATAGGGATTAATTTTGCTTAGAGATAAGAAATGGTTGGCGGTAGTCAGAAGGAAACTTCCTTGTGTAGTTTGCCTCCAGTCCCCCTGTGATCCTGCTCACATTCGCATAGGTTTTAATGGTGTTGGTATAAAACCTGGTGACGATAAGGTTCTTCCTTTATGTAGGATTCACCATAGTGAGCAGCATCACATTGGAGAGAAAACATTTTGGAAAAAATTAGGAATAAATCCTTTGGATCTTGCTGAGAAGATTTATAACAAGGGTGCCGCTAAAGCATCCTTGTTAATTAAACAAGCAAGATTATCCTAAGATAACAAAGAATATAATTCCTACACTAAAAATCCATGAAGATACAACAGCCGTAGGAAATACGGCAGGTTCATTTCTTGTCATAAAATACAACCAAATAGCTGGTGATATAGTAATTAAGAATGATAAGACTAAGTTAAATTGGTGCAGATTCATTCAAGACTCCTTTAAATCCAGACCTAACTGAAGGAGCTGGAACACAATATTCTTGACCTGCGTGTTCACAGATCACAGGGTATTTAGTTGCATTGGTGTTAAGCCCGACAACAGTGTAGGTTTTTCCCTTAGAGACAAACGACTGACCTAGCCATTCTTTTTCCAATCCATAGTCCGCATAAAAGTTTTTATAATCTATTGCTTGTTTAGTAAAAAGCTCTCCGTCTTTTGATTCAAGATTAGCCACAAGCTTTGCAGTAAAATTATAATCTCTATACGAAACACGGTCTAATTTAATCTCAATGCCAAAAGTTCTGCCAATCAATCCAAGACTATTGTTGATAGCCTCCCTTAATTGTTTTAGGTTTTCTTTGTTGAAGGTTTCAATTTTCTCTACTCTCATAATATTCTCCTAATGTGTTATGTGTTTAGATAGTTCTATGTCAGGATCATCTATAAATTGATCTAACATTCCGTGTATAACTCCTTTTAAATGGTCTGAATCTATGTCATTTAATTTCTCCTTTACAATAACTTTGTGATAAAGCGAAGCACATACTAAACAAGCAAAGAGCTTGACTGTGTCGTGATGTTCAATAGGTATATCTATGGGCTGTCCTTCTATAAATTCAATAAGAGATTGGCTTAAACGCCCAGCTAAATCTAAAGCAGTTTCTGCTGTTTCTTTTGTTTCAAAATCCATCATGATAAAAGTTCTTCTAGTTTTCGCACATCCTTTATCATTGTAGATAAAACAATTTGTGCTTGTGGATTTTCTTTAGTTATCCTGCTGAGTATATTTATCTCAGAGGAAACACTCATAAGGTATACCTCAACTAAACTTTGAGTCTCTGGTTTCTCTATCATTGCTCTCTCCTAGTTAATTAATCTAGATAACAGTACCGTAAACGCCTTCTCAGCAACACCTGGTACAACGCCATTGCCAAGTAATCTTAGTCTGTCTGTTCGGTTTTGATTTGAGTCCACCCCAATGGCAGACCCATGAGTTGCTCCACCCAGTTCGGGTTGAGCCTCAAAGACACGGGGTTCTTCCCATTCGTATTGGGGTTCGTTTGGTCTTGACGGCCACTGGTGGGATCGTACTCTGCCATCTGAGGTAGTGCATCCAGTCGGCTCCTCCCGTCCTTTCTGATTAAGCTTTCTGGCTTGTAACTTCCTTTCCAATCTCTGGACGTTGGCGTTGCCCACTGCTTTGTGCTGCCCTTCCTGTCCTTCTGGAGCTTGTCTCTCTCTGGCTCCCCCCTGATTGCAGGATGATTGTTCAATCCCTTCTGCCCGAAGTTCGCTCTGCCACCTATCTTGTCTGCCTCCGCTAATGTCGGAGTTGGCCAGTTCTCCAAAGTCTCCACTGCATCCCGAAGCTTGGCTCCGAACCATTGGTCTGACTTGTGTCTCTTCGATCTGAATCCCTGATCCGATAGCTCCGTTTCGATTGGACCTCCCTCCGCATCTGATGTCCGTGCTGTCGGCCAGTTGATTACTTCCTCCCGCAGATTCTTGCATCCTCCTTTGTTGGCTGCTTCCGATCTTTCTTCTGGCTTCCTCACTACGTTGATATGATCCATCACTTGTGGAGTAGCCCAAGATAAAGACTCGCTTTCTCTGATGTGGTGCGCCAATTTCTTCCGCTGAGAATACTCCTGCCGTTGCTGAGTAACCCACTTCTTCCAAGCTTCTGAGGACATATTGGAGAACGGATTCTCCGTCTTTTGTTTTGCTTGAGATGATTCCTTCGACATTTTCAAGAAAGACAACTGAGGGTCGGCACTCTCTGATTCCTTCGAGGATGTAGGGGAAGATATGCCGGGGGTCTTCAGTCGATCTTTGAGAACCTGCTTGACTGAAAGGTTGGCAAGGGAATCCTCCCGATAAGATGTCCACGCATCCACGAAACTCTTTGAATGGGAAGGACTTAACGTCCGTGTATACAGGTGCTGGATCCAGTTGTTCCGTTTCAATCTTGTCAACCAAGTTTTGGATAGCGAAGGCTTCGATCTCCACATAAGCGACTGTTCGGCACTCTGGCAGAACTCGTCTGAGTCCAAGGTCGATTCCTCCGTATCCTGCACAGAGGGACAGATGCCGTATAGATTCTTTGGTATTATCCACATTTTACCTCCTAATATAATCTTGCGTGAGTAAGAAGATTCCAAATCTTATCAACAGGTTCGAGATCTCCTTGTGTTAATGAAGGATATGCATCCTTCTTGTTTCTAGAAAAGGCGCGGTTCACATGGTTCTCCATGAACCAATGTTTCTCACACCCCCCGACAACCTTGACTACATTCTCTCGGATAACACAAAGCATAGCAACATCAGCTTTGAATGAGTCAAGAGATTTAAATACAAGATGTCCATGGGGATGAAAGGTTGACTTGACATCAATGGATGTCTCACCTGACCACAAGTCTACACCTGAGTCTATTCCAAAATGGAATGGATCGTAGTCAATTTGATACAGTTTAGCAACTGCCATCTCTGCTTTGACTCCATTGATATCAATCTCTTGGTCGGATCGAGTGGTATCAATGCGTTGGTTCTTAACTCCCGAAGCACGGGCAAGTTGTGATCTAAACGCCCCAGCCTGCTCTGCCATAGAGATTTCTTTAGGGCTAAAGTATATTTTAAAACTCATTTTATTCCTCCTCAACATTACCTGTTATTTCACGATTTATTAATTCCGTAGCAATGATATCTCCATGAAAGTAATCTCCATTTTCTACTTTGTTTTTTGCTTCTTCTTCATTTTTAGCTGCGACTTGCACCCACTCTCCATACAGAGATGATTGCAATACATTATACATTTTCATAGCTCTCTCCTTTGTTAAAGCAGTTTCCATTTCATATGCCAGGCCTGACATAGGTGTCCAATTGATTTGAAGTCAGACGTTGCTGTTGCTCCGAACTCTCCCCAGTTCTCATCGAAATAGGTGCTGTAATCACTTACTCTTTCCTCACCTTCATTCCAATTGTTCCAATGGATAAAACCTAATCTCCTTTTATTGGAATCATATATTTCTATTGCACACTCATCATAATCATCTAACCTTCTTAAAGGATAAAGAAGTTGATGCCATTCATCTTCTTCATCAGTAGATAGTTTATAAAAACCATCTACACCAACTAAGGTTGGGACAAGTGTATGTGATAGTGGTAGTAATCCTGACATAATATTCTCCTATCTGTCTCTGCTAATCTCAAAGTCTTTGCCAAGCAGGTGGCTCATGAACGTGAGCATATGCCATACTGCAAGGTCATAAGGTTTTCTGTTTGTCTTACAAAAATTAAAACCATCATAATCAGAACGTGACCTGTTTGCTTTCTCTCTCTTTCTTTTTATGCAAAAATGCTCATGTGCGTTGTCACCTCTGCCATTAAAATTAATGATCTCTGGATCGTTCTTAAATACTTCGATGCAACCATCACCAATGTACTCTCTCAGGTACTCGACCTCTCTCTGTATTGTAATCCAGTTATGCTTTGAAATATCTTTATGTTGTGTCCAATAGTTTGTGTAACCCATAGTCTCTCTCCTTTTTGATCTCGTCAGATCTCTGTTTAAATACACCGATGATCTCCTTGTACGTTGCAAGGTCGGTAGTTTCTATTGTGTTTAATGCTTTTTTATTTACTCTCCACCAATCTTCAAGAGACTTACGTGTCTTACAGACAGAGGAGAACTCCTTGAATATTTCAAAGACGATGTGATTAGATTTCATTCATCAGATCCTGCCATTGATAACGAGGATCTTCTTCTTGGTTGTACATCCATTGTATATCAATAGAATTGAATCTTCTTCTTAGCTCTTGTGCAACCTCTACTGGTGGCGCCCATGCAGTTTGGAAGCTCATGTGAACAGATGTCTCTTTATCATGAATATCTGTGTGATAGGCATCCCACTTGGTACCCCAGTTTTCTAGGTTCCAGTCATACCATCTGTCATCTGTTTTCCCACAAGGGAATCTCTTAACAGACATGACAACATCGCCTTCCTTATTTTTAATTTCCTCTACTTCAGTTGGCAATTCACCCTTGTCGTTGGGTGTTGTGTCCCAATCAGGTGAGGGAATTATTTTACTGAAGGTAACGTCATCAAATTTAGAACCTTCATGCTTCTTTGTCATAAGCTTAATAACTTCAGCTATAATTTCCTCATCCCCTGATATTTCTACTTCGTTTGTTGTGTTATTTGGCATTTTAGTCCTCCATATAATCTGTTTGTTCTGATATGTTGGCAAGTATTGGTACATACTTTTCTACAATCCCAAGTATGTTGTCGTGATATAAGCAGTTGTCGTTAATAAATTTTGTTATATTTAAAAACAAATCTTTATAAGTGTATACCTGGAAAGGCTTTACTGCTGTCGTTCCATCATTCTTTTGATAGATCAAACTAAAGGTCATATTCTTTGTCTCTACCTCTAGCTTTTGATGAATAATAATTGTTTCATTTTGAATATGATTATTTATATCTTCCACGTTACTTTCCTCCTCTCTGTTTTCGTAGTCTTGTTCTGCTTTATCTGTATGTAATCCTGACATTTTATTTCTCCTTAATCTTAGTTATTACACGTTTGATTTTTGCATTTTGTATATAAAATCCTAACATTTCACCTCTTTCTGTATTAGATAATAATTCTCCTAGTTCTCTTAACTCTTCACGACTACAGTGATTTACTAGGTCAGTAATACCTTCTACCATTCCGATAAACTCATCGGGATTAAAAGTGTATTTTTTTTCCATGGTTCATAACTCCTTTCTAATCCATACGTCCAGGTGTATATTCAACATTGATATCGTGACGGTCACGAAGGTGTGTGATGGCTGCATCCATCGAATTTTCCTGCGACAAGCACCCTTGTGTCGGAGAATGGTACTGTCTTCATTCTTTCTCTCCTTTGATAAATTTATAATAATACTTCTCTCCTGTCGGCACATCGTGATGTGAGCAGACAGCCTTGTATGTCTTTTCCCCTGTCTTGTATAACGAGAAGGAAAAGAAATTTGTGTCAGGTATTACCCTCTTCCAGATATCTTGTGGGTTGGTAAGGTTAATCCATTGCTCGCCTACCCTTTTATCCCATCCTAAATCAACGCCTTTAACCCACATATTTCTTCCATGTTTCTCGATGGCGTTTCCAATGTGATGATTAATAGTGTACTCAAAATCTTCTATGTCCTCCTCATCTGGATTGGTAGGAAGTTGTGCTATCAGTTTACTGCTGTGAAGTTGTGCTATCAGTTTACTGCTGTGATGCTGATCGTATATTTGTGGCTTCATTATGCTCTCCTAAATTTGTTATCTCTGTAATCAGAACAGGCTTGTTGGTATTTCTTCCATCTTCTGAGGACAAAAAGACCAGCCTGTAATCGAGTCTCTTCTTCCTCAGTGTTACCAAACCGATGAATCTTTAGTGCTTTGGTCATCTTTCTTGTTGCATACCGTGGTGCATTGTATCCTACGATACGACACGCTTCATCCATCGTCATTTGATTCGCTCCTTTCAACAGGGGTTAAGTTATCTAAGGTCATGTCTTCGCACAGATACTCTAAGGGTTTTAGTCGGCCTTTAAATTGGAACTCTTTAGTGGTTCCGTCTTTGTTAAGAATTTCGTTGCCATCTTCGTCCTGCACGTAGAAGGTAATGTCGTAAACGCTTACTATGTTATATTTTTCTGGATCATATTTCATTTGATTCTCTCCTTAATCAATTGGTTCATAGGTATCACGATCAACCTGGACAATCTCAGTTTCAACGTGTGGATAATCTTTATCTCTTATTCCCTCCTCTAGTATTTTATCAAATCGGTCTTGTGCTTTTCTCATTGCTTTGATCTCAGTGAAACCTGATTCTTCAATGTAAGCTTCTGTTGTTTTGGTTATTCTAAAAAGATATTTAGCCATGTCCTTTCCCCAATAGTTTTTTCAGTTCAGCCTTAATCCTTCTGGCATCAGGTCCCCTCCATGTGGAGGCATTAGCCAGAAAGTAAGTAACAATACTTCGCCCAGAGTCCAGCCCAAAACTATCATTAGGTGTCTCTACACAAGCCATTGCTTGCAAGTATGGTCTTGCAGCAAAGCATTTAACATTGTCAGATCTAAATATATTATTAGTCTCTGTTGCTATCTCTCTGATTGTTCTATCAGTCATCTAATTTCTCCCATTGTTTCATTTTATTTGATGTATCAAGTAGTCTCCTCAACTATAGTTATTGCATTTAAAAGTTTAGTTTCTTCCTTAGTTAAACAACACTCATGGACCTTATATGCACCATCGCTAAATGCTTCAAGACCGCAATTACTTGCCATTATATCTTCATCTAAAGGAATTAAAGCATCACAACGGTCGCAGTCTAATGCCATGCATGGCGCACACGCATATCCGTCACGATATTCACCTTCTGCAAAAATTATATTACCTTCAGAATCTTCGGCCTGATAATCGGCATCCGCAGGAATACGGTTAACGAATAACCCGCTACCAAAAGATGTATCAGATCCACAATGTACGCATCTGTTTCCTATGTCAGTCATCTGATTTCTCCTCTGGTTTTTTCTTGCTAAAAACTTCATTTAATTTTTTTAAATCCTTAGTAAAATCTTTTCCAAGAACTTCCTCTAACCTCTTGGCTGCTTTTTCTATTGCTAGTTTAGACATATCCATTCTCCAATAAGTATGTAGGTGTTCTGATAACGATAATGTGTGGATCGTTATCTCTGTAGTAATCAGGCACATAAAAGATTGCACCAAACTTTACTAACCCATTGTAGATTTTCATGATTTTCTTTTGAAGTTCTTCTCCAGATCCCCATATCTGCAATGTAGTCTTTGTCGCATCCTCATGTATCATGAGATCCTCAAGCTGGGTAATCCGCATTGTTATGCTTAACCTTTGACTATTTAAAAACAAACTGTGATAGTTTCTTTCATTGTTGTAACGAGTTTCTATCCATTCTGGTAAATCTCCGAACGCCATATCTTTCTCCTTTGGTTAGATGTTTAGTTAAGTGTGCGATTAGGTCGAACAACGAATCCTGTCTTGTCATAGATGGCACTGCCTTTGGCTTTCAATGCTATTACAGAGTTAGGAGGATCCATAAAACGAATATCGCTATCGTCTCCAGAGACGACTTGTTTACCCATAAAGGTCTTGGGTATGTTCTTTATGCTGTCGAAGACAACAGCCATGTTAAAGTTATTCTTCAGTGCTTTCCTGACAACCTTCTGATACCCAAGTACACCAGAATAACTAAATGTTAAGTGATATTTCTCAGGCACTTTTCTGTTGGGTGCCTTTGTGTAATCATAGAATTGTATGTGTGGAAAGTCAGTAAACAATTCTGGCAACTCATTCTCCCAGTAAATATCTGATGTGCCATTGAGCCTGACGGCAGGTATAAGGTTTTTCCTTTTGGCTGCACGTTCTAGTCTTCGTATTTCCTTGTAAGTAAGTTTCTTAAACTCTTCAGGATACTGAAGCATGAATAGAGTGCGTTGCAATCGAGACATCTGGACAGTTGGAAACTTCCCTCGCCCTGCTGATTTCAAACAAGCGTTGGCACATTTTGCGATCTCATGAAATGGACATAAGTTCACACCAGATTCTTTTGCAGCCGAGAGGTAGGCAATCAATGTTAGAACACCCTTCTCTTCACCTTTAACTGTCTTTGCATCTTGTGATATGCCACCCAGCCGAGTGGGAAATCGAGTAAACCAATCAAAGAAGAAACCTTTTCCCCATGATCCAAGCATGATCTGCAACCTTGTATCGTCATCAAGTTTAGATAAATCGTATATAAGTTTTTTAGACATAGTTCTCTCCTCCTATGTTGTTAAACAAGTTCTACCTCCCAAATATCAAAACTCACCATTACATGGCTTATGTAATCTTCCATAAGCCCTACATCAGGGTCAGCTCTGCTAATAATAAAATCAATTGTTATTTCACCATCAGATAAGATGTCATAATCTTTCAGTTCTTCTGGAGTATAAGTTATTTTGTGACTCCCAATCTCCCACTCACGAGCTTCGATTAAATCGTTGAGTGTTTGCTGTTGTAAGCTACTACCTGCACAATGATAAATATCTTTTGCATTTGTTGCTTTACC